CCATCAATCTCTTTACCAGCCACCAAGAAGAAGTTAGTCATACCGCCGGAAGCAATCTGCGCGGAAAGTCCCGCCTCTTCAAACAACGTACCCAATGCTAGCGCGTCTTGAATGCTTGGCCGTAATGCCTCTGGTAGCTGTCCAAGTCTGGTTGCGAACTCGGTCATGTTGGCCGTCGTACCCGCACCAATAGCGCCGAGCGTGTTGATTGCCGATCCAGCGCGGTTGATCGCGTCCGCCACGTCGAGGTCTTTTGTTTCTCCGAAAAGTGTCGTAAGTTTCCCCATCGAGGTTGCAGCTTCTTCAACTCCGCCCGAAAAGTCTTTGCCGAGTGCCACGTTAAACACGTCAATCTGCTTGGTAAAGCTCATGATCTGATCTTCAGCCACACCTAATTGTCCGCCGATCTCCGCAATGCTTGCTAGTTCGTCGGCGCTTGTCCGTGTAGATTTACTCAGTTTGAGGAGGTCGTCGCTTAGTTGTGCCAATCCGTCGCCGGTGATGCCGGTCGTCTTTGCCACGTCAGCCATCTTGTCTTGAAAAGCCACCGCAGAGGTAGCAGAGGCCACCAGCGCAGCTGTCGCAGCTGCACCGAACGCAATAAAGCCAGCAGTGGCAACTTGAGCAGCCTTAGCAGCGTTAACCCCAAACTTCGAGAGTTTGTTTTCTGCTTCGTCTACCCCTTTACCGTCGCTTTCAGTGGTGATTTTTGCTCGTAGTTCGGCGATCTCTGGCATAGTGTGTCCTTAAATGGTAGCACAAAACGAGGCTACCGGCGATGCTTCCCTCTGGGTTGTTTCTTCTTTTTTTGTTTTCTCAATCTAGCCTCAATGTCCCAGATTTCCATATCGGTCTGAATCACTCGCCACGGCGTATTCATCAACTCTTGCCACGACAAATTAAATGCCTGTCGGTATCGCAATAATTGCAACTCAATCGGGACGGGGTGGGGGTGTGCAGGGTCGCCGTTTTCTCGGTCAATGTCGGCCGAAAGTGCCAGCGTTATTTCTTTTTTTTTGCGTCAGTCATCGCCTCTAACGACTCATTGATTCCAGTCTCGTCAATAATCACCATGAGGTCAGCAGCCGGCAAGTATCCTACGTTCTCCGCAGTAATCGGGGCTGGTTGTCCGCCGATGGTAATGTTCCAAGCTCGAATCACCTCAACGAACACACCTGTACCCGCTTGTTTTGGGTTGTTCTTATACTGCCCAATAGCCAAAATATCGCTTGCGCGCAAGTCGGTGTATACCTCTGCCCATGCTTCGTCATTCTCTGAACTCGAGGCAGGTAATACAACTCGTTTGGCTTCTCGGTTTATCTTTAGTTCTGGCATGGCGTTGCCCTTTCGTTATTTTATGATGCAATACTTGATAGCGCGTTCAACACTTCCACCTTCACAGCCATTCCGTCAGCAGAGCTGTATTCAGGCAGTAAAACGTGTTCAGCGTAAATCGGATCTCCACTTTCCATCTCAGGTGCGTACTCATTGGTTGCGTATTTGAACACAGTAATGCGTAGCTCATATCCTGTCTCTGAGAAGTGGCGAATCACCAACACTTTGTTTTTGGTGTTGCGCAAGAAGTTTGCGTAGTCGCGTGGATCGTCAAAGTATTTGGTCAGCTCGATTTCCATGTTGCCCTGAGTGCGGACGAGTTCAGCAGGATCGGCAGCGCCACTTCGTTGTGCGCCCTTTTCGTCTTCAAACTCGTAGCTCAATGTCCAACTTGCTTCGTCCATACGAACTTGAGAGGCGGACAGGGCGGTTGCCTCATCAGCTCCAAAGCGGTACTCAGTGCGTACCCAGTTGAAAGGCACTCGGATAGAAGCACTTGGGGCGGTTGCTGGTCGGATGAATAACAAGTCGCCATCAGCAACACCAGTCAAAGTTCCCGCTAAGTCAATGCGAACGCCGGATTCAACAGTGTCGATCACGTCATCAATGTACGTCCCGTCAGCCTTCATAATGCGAACAAGGTCGCCCACCTGTAACAGTTCAGTTGGTGCGGGGTCTAATCCGTTGTTAGTTTTCAGGGTAACTTCATTACTGTTTGCGAATGAGGAGATCTCAGCAACAATAAACGACTTCAAAGCAGCAACAGTTGCGTTCAGCACCATCTTGCTCTCGTCGTACTCGTTGTTCAACTCAGAGGCTTCAACACCAGCATAACGGCAGACCACTTGGCCTTTGGCTACGTCTACGGTGTAACTCTTTGGGTTGGTGGTTACTGAAAATCCAAAGGTGTGTGTATATGGACCACTGCCGGAAGTTGCCGAACGGGTCATCAACATAGCAATCAGGTGAGCAATCGTGTTTGGCTCAGCCATCGCTTGGAACTCTCCGCCGTGACTTCTTTTGCCGAGTAATGTTTGGAATCGAGCAAATACGTTACCGATAATTGGGTTGTCTTCATCTAACCCAACGTCAGTAGCAAGGTTCTCTGAGTAAATAGGAACAACCAAGTTAGGAACACCAGCAGGTACGCCTTTGGTAGTCTCTGGTTTGATAGCTAGGTAGCCTTTGTTGGAAACGTGAGTTGACATAATTATTTCCTGCCTTTGGTTTTAGTTACTGGAATGACGCCGGTTTTGCCTTCCTCGTCGGTTTGTTCTGTTTTCTCTAACTTAAAGTTGGGATTTTCAATAGGAACAGCGCTGTGAATAGCATCATCAGCCTTCACTTCGCCCACGCCCATTAAAACTTGATCAACTCCAGAGATATTGCGATAAGTATACTTCATGCTCATTCCTCCATTCTAGGTACTTTTTTTATAGGTGTCAATTATTCTCGCCCAACAATAGGTACTAATTCCTGTAACTCTAGTGTAATCCGTGCCTCGGCCGTGGTCAGCTCTTCAGAACGTGCCACAAAACCCTTCTCTACTGTGCCGATACTCTGAATGGAAAGCCCCTCGAGTGTGAAGTCTTTTCGCAACACTCCCATAATCGTATTTGGCAGTAATGCCCCTGCCTCGTCTCGACCTTGCACAATCTCGTCGAGCTTCTTGTCGAGTGAGCTTGCTTGGTCTTTGTTGCCGAAGTCTGCTTTTTTGTTGAGAACCACTTGAATGCGTAATGTGTGTGTAGCTTTGTCGTAGCCGGTTGCGTCCGCTTCCCACCGTGTCGTGTCCTCAGTAACCAACAATGCGGGCATTTGGCTCTGTGGCAAAATGATTGGGTCGCCTTCTCTGAACCACTTAAAGCGATGGTCAACTAATCGTTTCTCAAAAAGATCTAGTAAAAGCTGTGGAACAGTTGGCCTCATATTACCCTTTTCATTCTTTCAAGTAATCCTTTTTTCAAAACGTCCACAATGTACTTCTCTTGTGTGCTATCAATGCGTAGTAGTGGACGGCGCGGAATCTTTTTGCGCGGTTTTGTGGACTGATGGTATACACCGTATGGTACGTTGTTTTCCATGAGTAGTCCACCTTTGCTGGCCTCAAAGCGCCAGCCCTTGCGCAAGTCGCCGGTTCTCTCAAGGATTCCCTTACCGGAAAACTCAACGCGCTTCTTTAGTTCGTACTTCGGTGACAGCTTCGGCCAAGGATACCCAAAAATTGCACCCTCGTATTCAAACACAAGGTCAGTTAAATACTTCTTAAAGTGCTTCTCCATTGTCTGAAACTCCGGCGTCCAGTCCAACACCTCTTTGCCAAACTTCTTCAGCTTGCCAATAAACTCTTTGTCACCAATGACTTCAATCTCGATCTTGAGCATTAAAACTCCTGATCTCGAGTGAACATCCTCTCTCGAGTAATTGATGTTTCAACTTCGTCATTCAACGGGTAGCCTCGTACTCCCGTCCCTACCGTCACCGTCTCGCCGTTCACAGTAATCGTGGTGCTTTTGTTCGCAATCTTGGCGAGCATCGCTCGTCCCATTGCCAGCTTCCGCTCTCCGTCTTTGTTTGTGCCGTTGTGTTCCGGACCATAGTCTTTTACCAGTAAAAATCCAGCTGCAATCAATCGGATCGCTTGTTTAATTACCTCTGGTACGCTTGCCAGTGGTAGTGTGTGTCCACCATCCACTAATGCGCTATCTGCTTCGCCTTCAGCTGCAAGCAGTTTCTCATACACTTCCTCGTCGGTAATGAATTGGTTGTCCTCAAGTCCGGCCTCGCGTCGTACCTCAAAAACAGTCACATATCGGCCGTAGTTTCCCCCGCGCACAGAATCCGCGTCAGCCAATGAGGTTTCGGTGTCAGTGATCGAGTTGTAATAGGTGAACTTGTACCAGTACCCGCTTCCGCCGTCAGTATCAATGTAATCCGTCATCTCACTGTCTACGTCAATATCCACAGTTGTCAAAACAGCAAAGTCAGAGTCGGCCGGTTGGTCGCCGGTTACGTTTGGCGCTCGGTAAAATCTGATCTGGTTGTACCGCAAAATAGTTACCAGCTCATTGCGACGGTGGGCGCGTTCTACGTTGTCCACGGTAGTAATGTTGTTTCCGCTAATTGCCTCAACTCTGTGTAGTTCTGCTGTCTCTTTGCCGGGAATGTCCAAAACAAAAAACCGCCCCACAGCAAAGCCGTTGGCGTTCTTCACCACAACATCGTCCGTATCAGCAACAACGTCACTTGCCAATTCAGACCGTCCGAGGATATTGATTTCGCCGAAGTTCTCGGCTGTAAGTAGTTCTTGTGCCATGCTATTTTCTCCTCTGTTTCAGTATAACACTGTGCATCTTTTGTCGTAATACAGTGTGTTTTTTATTAGTTTTTAATACCGTCTTAATAAGGTTCAGCGTTCCCGTCACCACTACAATCGGCACGTCCACGCCTTGCCCGCTGTCGTTAATGTTCAAAAAGGCAAAAATGCTCTCTGCGTCCGTTCCCTGTGCGTTGTCGGTAAGGGTCACAAAGTTAGTGGCTTGCAGTGTGTCGTCGCCTTGGCCTTGCTCGTTCACCCCCACGTTTGCCTGTAATGCCAATTGGTCGCTTCCGCTTCCGTTGTCGGCTTTGGTAATCTGGGCGAGTAGCTGTATGGTGTCGTTTGCGGTTGCGTTGTCGGTGATTCCTGCCTGTACCAATATGCTCAGTAACTCGGTTGCGCTGGCGCTGTCGGTCACGTTCAACTGTACAAACACCTGCAATAGTTCCGTGGTCGTTGCGTTCTCCGAAATGTTCACCAATGCAGTAATGGCCGTCTGGTCTGCCCCGCTTCCCGTCTCTCCAATGCCGAGTAGGGCGAGTAAGTTGAGTGTGTCTGCGCCCACTGCTGAATCACTAATCCCCAATTGTGCCAACACTCCCACCGCGTCGCTTCCGGATGCGCTATCAGTAATGGCGATAATGTCGGCCGTTTGCTCTGCGTCTACGGTGTCCGCGCCGGTGGCTGTCTCGTTCACGGCGATGTTTGCCAAAATAACAATCACTTCTGTTCCGCTTCCTGAGTCCCCCACAGGCACAAAAACGGCTACATTCACCGCGTCCACTCCCGTTGCACTCTCAGCAATAGGAATCAGGGCAAGTAAGGCCACTGAGTCGGTTGCGCTCCCTGTTTCTGCAATGCTGAGGAGAGCTAAAATGCTGATTACGTCTGCTCCGGTCGCTGTTTCGGCAATAGCAATCTGTGCCAGTATGCCAATAACATCGCTCCCACTTCCTGAGTCAGTTACGTTTTTCTCTGTAGTGGTATCCACGTCCTCAACCAAAACCGCGTCAGGATCAACCCCTCCGGCCACTGTAGAGCCTAAGGTGTAAAAGGTTGCAGGGTCTTTGAGTGTGTTTCTGGAAGTCAAAATATAGTCATTGCTTCGGCCAACGCTGTGTACACGTGCCTCGTCAATCGCACCCTTGTAGTATCCAGCTGAGTGTAAACCAATGTTCAGGTCAAACGTACCGGCCACAATGTCGGTTGTCTTGCCGGTTGTGGACTGCTGAACACCCTCAATAAACGTCCGCAAGTTGGTTTTGTCGTAACTTCCCGCAACGTGACTCCATGTTGTGCCGTCTTTTGGTGTCGAAGCCCCCGCCCACAATCCAGTGTAGCCACCAGTAACAGTGTTCACTTCCATACGCAAGTCGGCGGTGTCGTTCTGAATCAGGTTGTAATGCGTGTGTGAAATAATACCGCGCTCTCCGCCGGGAAGCGTCGCGTCAGGTCGCACCAATGCCTCGAGTGTCGTCTCGGTCAGGTTCATAATTGCACTGTGTGATCGGTAGTCTTTGTCGTTTGTCCCGTCGTACAGTCGCCCGCCCGCGTGGAAGCCGGTTGTGTCGGTTGCTCCGCTGGCTGTTAGGTGTAATGCGTTGGCCGTCGAGTCGTTCAGGTTTCCGTTCAAGTGGTATACGGCCAAGTAACCCGAGTTCCACACTGCGGTTGGGTCTTGCTCCGTGGCGACAATGTTTTTCCCAAAATACATGTAAATCGTGGTGTCGGCTGTAGCTCCGAGGGTTGGAATCTTCACGTGAGCGACTATTGCGCCCGTGGTCGCGTTGTAGCTCTCAATTTCGTGCTTGAGCTGTGTGCCGTTTCCAAGTTCAAAGCGCACGTCTAAGTGTGTGCCGTTCTTCACGTACCCGCCGTTGGCCTCGCTCTTGAGGTCGTTGTCGGTAGATTTCACTAGGATTGGAAAGTCGGTGAAGTCGCTTGATCCCGCCACCTTCGTGTGGTCAACAGTAATTGATTTGCGGTATCCGTACCCGTTGGAATATGCAGCGCCGGTGTTGCTGTCGCTAATGCCAATCAGCGCCAAAATGCCGAGCGTGTCCGCTCCAGAGGCCGAATCTGTCACTGGTTTGTCGTCAATTGTGACCGTCGAATACAGCACCTCAACATACACTTGCGTTACTGCCTGTCCACCGCCAGTCACACGGTACATACCTGCCTGTAGTGCGTCAATTTCGCTCCATGTCCACGCTGAGCCAGTGTTCGGGTTGGTTAGCCAGAGGTAGCTTTCAACGTGATACGTGTTGTTCTTGAACTGCAAATCTGGTGACTCGTAGTTTGTACTATTGGTGCGAATAGAAGCTCTAACCGTGTTCTCAATGTCGTCGAGTCCCCTCATCATCAGGTTTACTCTGACGCCGAAAATAGTCCCCGTCTCGCTTCCGTGGTTCTCCAATGCGAAAACAGCCCGCCGGTTGTCGGTTGGAGTGTACAAGCGGGTCGTGTCTCCGTCGCTGGTTACGTCGTCCACTCTGGTGTAGTCTCCGTCTTCCGCGTCCCACTGCATCTCGTTACCCGCGCCGTTCGGTCGCAAGGTTAAAACCGTGTACCCAGAAATAGCAGCTCGAATCTCGTATGCAATGTAGTAACGGCTTGTGCCGGTCGTTGTCCATGTTCTGGTGTTACTCCCCGCGCTTGCCACGTCGTTGGTGTACACAAACACGCCAATTCTGAACTGGTTTTGTGGGGTCACGGGGTTGCATCGCAATGTTCCCGCGTCGAGTGATGCTGTTGGTGAGGTTGAATCGTCTCTGTTTGCGCCTAAAAAGTCCACACGCACACTGCCGTTTTGTACGATGGTCATCGTCATGTCATTGGGGCTTGCCGTGCCGTTCTCGCGCACCGCTGTACCAATAGGGTCGGTCTGATCCACGCCAGTAAAAGACACTACACCTAGCGTTTTAATGTTTCCGCCAGACACCACAACGTTCTTGCTTCCCGTCCCCGGATTCAGGTAATAGGCAGCCTCGGCTGGACTCTGGGTAATAATGTCCTGCATAGCGCTACCGTCAAACGTGGCGGAAAGTTCCCCGCCTAGTGCGGAGTAGTTGGCCGTCACCAGTCGGTCAGAACCCGAGCCAATCGTCACTGTAACCGTGATTGTGGTCGGCTCTCCCGAGTGGCTACTTTGCCCCGCGGTGTCGTATGCAATCGCCCCGAACATCATCGGTGCTTGGAAGGCGGTGTAGTGTGCCTTTTCGTGATCTCGTAACGCAATGAAAATAAACGCAACTAAGCTCCACGCAATTCTGCTTGCGACGGTGGGCGCAAATGGGTTGGTCAGGAATCCTAAAATGTCGGCTTTAATATTCGCCCACTGAATCTGATACCACGTCTTGGTGTTAATCACCTTGTGGTTGTTGGCCTTACTGCTCGTGTCGTACTGCACCTCTTCGCAATAAGCAACGTACCGATTTAATAGCGTCGCATTAACGGCTCTGTCCACCATCACTGGCTTGCGGATAGTTACTGTTCTTTTTTCCATAGTCGTTTGTCATCGAGTCTTGCCTCGCCTTTTGCTTTTATGAAGTTACTATCATGCCCGTCTAAAATAATGTCCTCGTGTACCGCCTTGCAGTTGGGGCAAACAACGTCCGGTTGTACCTCTCCGCTCTCGTAAATCTCATACCCCGCTAGGCTCATGTGTTGCCCACAATCGGGGTTCTTGCATCGGAATGTAACAATCCCATTGTCAATAAAGTACCCGCCGAGTGGCGCGCCTTTTTCTGGTATTCGTTCTTTGGGGGGTCGGTGTTTCTTGAAATGTTTTGCCATACTAATCATTCTACTAACAAAAACCCCCAACCGCTAGGGAAGGGGGTCTGATGTGCGTGTAAACAGTTAAAAATCTTAACTGATAGTGATCGTAACGGTAACTCTCCAAGTCTGGCCTGAGGTTTTCGTACCTTCAGCAGAAACCTTGCGGTTCAGCATTGTGCCAGCAGATGAAGCGTTAAACACTGCAAACTCATTCCAAGCAAAGTTCGCGTCACTTGATTCAAAGTCTGACTGGAACACAATCTGTTGACTTGTTCCGTAGGTTGGATACGAAGCGTTCATCGCTTTGCGCAATTTGTTGGAAGCAGCCTGTAGGTCTGTTTGTGAAGCAGCAGCAGCCGTACTCGAGTCACCAACACCAATATACGCGTTCGCGTTATTGAATGCAGTGCCACCGCCTCCAGCGAGAAGTGTGAGCATGGCGTTAATACCAGCGTTCACTAAAATGTTCTTCTCAAACTCAGAGACTTCGTATGCTTTGCCGGCTTTTACAGCGTCGTCATTTGCAAACTTCTCAATTCTAAAATGAGCCTTCCATACACCCTTGTCGCTCACGCCCTTCATGTTCATGGATTGAAGGCTGTCAATGCCAATACCAGCGTCGTGTTTATTCATTGTCGGCCTCCTCTTCAATCACACCGAGAGCAATAAGTTTCAGGCGCACTGGCTCGTTCACTGTTGCCATTCGCTTAGCGACTTCAACAGTGCATTGACGCATCACGTCCTCAATAGGGTCGTAGTATTCAACTAAACCCTGTGAGAGCAGAACATCGTCATTGGTAACGGGTCGTGGTTGTGACATATTATTGGTTCTTTAGTGTCTCTAATATTTCTTTCTTGGTTTTACTCTCGTCTACAGCAATGCCTTTTGATCGAGCGTACTCAACAACTTCCACTTTCGTGTTGTCCATGTTCACTGGTAATCCAGTGTCCTCGGTTGTGTCGTCTTGTGTGTTCTCGTCAGTGTCAGCGTTTGCTTTTTCGAGTTCTGCTAGGCGCTTAGCGTCGCTCTTACTCTTTGGAGTCTCAATTGCTCCGCTCTCTTGGAGACTTGCAATCGTTTCTTTGTCCATTTCCTTTGGTACTTCCATACCTGCGTTATAGACTTGTCCGCCGAATTTTACGTTAGATGCGAATTTCATGGTATTCCCTTCTTAGTGTAAGGGGGCTGAGTTTCCCCAACCCCCTTGTATTTTCAATCTTACTTGACGTCTTTGATTAAGTAGACAGCTTCAGCAGCTACCAACTTAGCTTCAAAGTAGTCGGTGAAACGTACAAATGTAGTTCCACGGCCAGCTTGTGGCTCGTCCCATCGGTCAACTACGCGCTCACCTTCAACTTGCAAGGTGTACATAGGGTTGATCTGAGTCAAGTCTGGCTCAGTACCTTCTGCAACGACCATACAAATCGCGTTGTCGCCCCAGACACGTGCTAACACGTCGGCTTGGCCCTCTTTAGCGGTGTTGTACATAGCTTTACCAACGATGATCTCGTCAACTTGGAAAAGAGCTTCCAATTGTTCCATTGTCAGAGGAGTGCGCAAAGTTGCGGTACTCATACGAGCAATGAGTTGAGCGTTAGATCGAGCAGTTTCAAAGGCTTCGTAACCTAAGAGCAAGACTCTTCGGCCAGAGATTCCTTTGGCTTCGATGGTAGCAAAACCGAGTTCAACGTCAGCGACAGGGTTGGAATCAGCATGAACTGCGCTCCATTTGTCGTTTGAGGTCAAAGTCACGTTCTGAGTGATGATCGAAGTGTTCTGCAAAATGTCAGCAACGGTCTTCTCATGGCGAAGCATGATTTTTCCGGTAACGTTAGCAGCAGCTCGGCGAAGAGCTTTTTCCTCACCCATAACGCGTTTCTCTTTACGAGTAACACCTTGTTCGAGTGAGTGTTCGATCAATGGACCGTAACTAGCGAGACTCATTGAGTAGTCAACGCGGTTCGCCCGTGCTAAGCCAGTACGCAAGTCATCTTCAAGACGCTTTGCTTCTTGGCCGTACACGTAGTAGTAACCAGTGTCGCTCTCAACATTGACGCGAGGTGCGACTCTGTCGGCGATGAACGTGTTACTGTTGTAATCCTTTGCAATTTGGGTTAACAGCGGATCAACTGTGTATTCTACGGATTGTGGCATATAGATTTATTCCTTTATTCCTTTCTTAAATTATTATGGTGTTGGGATGAGTAATGGGTCGCCGTAAGCTTCAATTACGTCTCCTGATACACCACTCTCCATTGCGTAACCAAAACTCTCGTCACCGGCTACAGCTTCGATAGCTTTAGCATTCGCGTTGGAAGCGAGTCTGTCGCCACGATCCACAGAGCCTTCAAGTTTCACTTTGAAAGTGACGCCAGCAGTAATGCGGACGACTTCTGCGGTTTCGCCTGATTTTGGTTTGTTGTTAATAACGCCGAAAACCTTAACACCGTCCCCTGCGAGGGTAACTTGTTGATCTCCGGTTTGAGTTACCAAGTGATACTGCTTTGCGCTGTAGTCAGCAGCAGCGGTCATGGAACTGAACTCAGAATGTTGTGTGACTGCCATATGTTGTTTTCCTTTACTATTTTAGTTATTTAGCCAATTCTTTTTGGGCTTGTTTGTATAGTTCTGGATGCTCCTTCTCCATTAAGTCTAATGCTTTTTCGGTAGAGTGTCCAGCTTTTTTGTAACTCGCCATGATTGTTTGATATTTTGTTGCTACGCTTCCCTCATCTTGGCTATCCTTTCCGATCTCCCCAGCAAGTTTCACACCGGGTAAACCGTTCACAATTGTGCGGAATGCGTCTGCCGTTTTCTGGTCAGCGCTCATCAGGAAGTCAACAACAGCATCTTTTTGTGCTGGCAAAATACGGGTCATCCCGTCGTTGCCTTTGATTAAGCCGTCAACTTCTTTTGAAACTTCGTTGCGCTTCACAGTTTCTTGTGCCTTCACCAATTCAGCTTGTGCAGCTTGGAATGCTTTGAGTTCACTAGCCTTGATGGTTACGGGCTTGTCCTCGTTGGCTTGGATGTCTTCACTACCTTCGCCTGAGCCTTCGCCTTCTCCCTCTTCACCTGCTCCAGCACCCTCGTCAGAAGCACCAGCGTCTTCAGCGTCAGAATCTCCACCCTCTCCAGCGCCTTCGCCGTCAGTAGATGTATCTTCGTTTGCACTGTCATCGTTTGCCCCTTCGTCACTAGCATCAGTCTCAGCTTGCAACTGAGCTTTTTGCTCTTCAGATAATTCAGCGACGTGTTCCGTGAGGAATGCTTTTTCCTCTTCGGTTCGGTCGGCAGCTTTTTTGGCTAAGATTTCTTGTACTGTCATGATTTGCTCCTCTCCTAATAGTAGCATAATTTCGTTGTTCTTTGTCAAGTCTACCTGTTGCGCTCGGCTTTCTGCGCCTTTTTCAGAGGCAAGCAACGGGAGTTCTTTGAGCAACGGTCTGTTTGTAAGTGTACCAGCTAAAAATACTGGACCTTGGTGTGTGCTTGTCTGAGGGTCAACCCAATCAAAGCTCCACTCTGGTGAAAACAATCGATAAATCTTTTCGGTTAGCAACTCTTTACCGTAACTTGTCCAATCAATGTCAGCGTAAAGTCCGTCCTCTTCGGCGGTCAATTGTTCAACCCAACCGGCAGCTTTTCCGCCGTCGTGGTCTACGTCAATCGGAACGCCCTTGCGGACTCCTCGGCTAAAGTACGCCACCATCTGCTCGGCAATCTCTTTGGTCATCACCACCATGCCATACCAGTACGTGTTCCACTCTCCGTATGGTAAAACCTTGATCTTTGTAGGCAGTGAGCCTTTTTCGTCGGCAGCAATAACTGTTGCGGACACTGATTTCATCGTTTTATTTTTCATAGGTTCTCTCCATGATATGCGGTTTATAGTTCCGCGTCAAATATACTAGTAGCTCAACATCTCCACGACTTTCTTTGCAATATCAATGTCCCACTGCTTCGGCTTCCCGTTCTCTGGGAAAAGCAACTTAATCAAACATCGGCAATTAGGATGCCCCGGAGTTCCGCTTTTGCCGTTGCTAAACATCGCGTCTAGTCTCACCGTTTCCCCGTTCGAGCTTGCACAAATCGGGCAAGGTTCGCTCGTTGCGTCCCACTGCTTGCGGTCAGCCCCACTTTCAAACCCCACCATCAAACGGCCACCAGTAAAAGCACGGACACTCTCAGTGTGTGCGATCGTTGCGCTTCGCTTCTTGTCTGAGATCGTGCTGTACAGTCTCCCCTTTGCCACCTTCGTGCTTTCGCCCAACTGAATACTCAGTTTAATAGCATTGCGGATGCGGTCTATTGTGGTGTCGGTCAGCTCGCCAGCCAGCTTCGGAGTGTACAGGTTCATGAATCGGGTAGCCGGTGCGTCGTCTCCGCTCCACCCTATGTCTTGTCCTAGCTCCATCTCGGTGTATTCGCCTCCAGCTTCCAATGCGTCCATAAGTGTCTGCGTTAACAATAAGGTGATTTTCAGCTTCTCATCGCTCCACGATGTCTTCACTAAATCCATAATTCCGGCTTTTCTTTTCTCGTATGCGTCCCAATCCACCTCACGAATCACTCTTTTTGCTTGTTTATCAAAAAAAGTACGTAACTCGTTCTCGGTCTGCATATCAGATCGGGTAAGTTTGCGGAATATTGCCATGTCCTTCTGGTAGTCAGGATGGTACTGCTCCCCCGGAAGTTCACTGGCGTGGTAGAGGGCTAAAAGCTCCTCAGCTTGTATGAGTTCGCTTAGTAAGGGCATGGACAACCTTGTTCAACTGCTCGCCGAACTTTAGCAGTAACGGGTTGCTTCCCTCGTTAGCTTCCTTTTTTCCCGGCGCTGGTTTTGTATTTACGCTATCAATCTCTTTTTGCAGTTTTTCAATCTTCTGTTCAAACTCAGTCTTTTTGTTAAACACTTCCAATTCTTTTTTGGCTTTGTCTTGGTCGCTCAGCTTCTCACCCTTTGCCCGTCGCTCTAAGTTTTCTTTGCGCACCTGTCGTGCAAAGTCTTTCATCTCTTGGCGAATCTGTTTGATCTTTTCTTTTTTTGCCTTCACCTCTGGGTTATCGCTGGCTTTGGCTTTTTTCTTTTTGCCACTTCCACCCTTGCTCTTCGAGCGTTTCAACGCCCCAGAGATCTTGCGTTTGTGTTCGTCGCTCAGCGGTTGGCCTTTGGCAGCTTCAATCACACCCGGAATCCCGTTCTCGTGTGCTTCAGTAACTTCCTCTTCGGTAACAATCGGCTCACCGTTCTCGTCTAATTCCTCGTCTACCTCGTCTAAACCTGCCTCTGGGTCGGTTTCTAAGTCAAGTAGCATAGCGTCCATTTCTTCTTGGCTAAAGTCTCCACCCTCTTTTTGTGGCAATCCGAGGTGACTTCGGGAAATACGCTCAACACTCTCGTCTTTTTCAATCACTCCCTTGTCCATCATCTTCGCCATAGCCTCGCTCCATTTAGCTAGGTCTACGTCACCGATCTGCTCGTAGCTCAGTACTGGTGGTTCGGTGTCTGGGAAGTTGTAAGCAACAATCTTGTTGATAATGTACTTCTGAATGTTTGCTTGAATGTAGTTTGCAATTGCCTCGAGTGATTGAATAAACAGCTTTTGGTGGTCTTCACTCAATGCGTAACTGCCGGTCGAACTTGCCCCAAGGTCAATGAACTGTGCTAATACGTTCTTGAGCATCTGTCGGTCGTGGTGTCCAATCATCTCAATAGGGCTTTTGATTGTGCCGGCCTTCATGTCCATAAAGCCCACTTCCCAATCAACAGGGAAAATCAACCGGCCTTCTTCGTTCGCGCCGATGTTCGCCAGTATTTCCTCCATCTTGTCCACGTCTCGCTCTAGTGCGCCGGTTGGCTTCTTAGCGTAAGGAATACCGAGGCCTTGGCGTTCGTGTGCCATCGCGTCGATCAAGTAGTACTTGCTCTTGATGTAGTAGTTCTGGAATGCAGGGCGCAAAACAGATCGACCCCACCAGCTCCCGCCTTCGCGTTGGTTAATAAACACCACTAGCTTCTCGAAAGGAATATCCACACTTTCTAGTCCCACGTTCTGGGTCATCACGTTTTTGTCGTCGTCAAAGTTTACGATTGTAGTCGGCCATCGGCTGGCTAGCTTGCGAATGTACAGGTAGCCGTCCTTGTCGAAGTCCCAAACTAGCTCAAACGGCATCACACCGAATGGTAAGTACAACAAAACCTCTTGCAATGTCTCTTGCCACGTCTTTGTCATGCCCTCAAAAAGATTCCACTCTACAAACTCCGCAGCCTTCTGGCTCTTGCGGGTTTCGTCCGCGGGGTCAAGTCTCCACTTTGTCGAAAGGATCGGCAGGAAAATCGCCATCAATGCAGCGTTAATGGTTGCGTCCACAAGTCGCATTTTGTTGAACTCTTTAATGCCCTTTTGCCCTTTGAGGTCATTGTTGAACTCTGTGGTGTTGACAATGTTATTCAACATCAACAACCCGCCGTGTCCAAGTTCATTAGTAGATGGGGCTTTGGGTTCGGTTGGCATAATTAAAACTCTTTTTTGCGTAAATCGCCGGTAATGGTTTTTCTTCTAATCCGTGTGCGCTGTACCGGCTGTTCAGCGGGTGCTTTTTCCTCTTCCATGCTAGCATGAATATGAGCTATCAGTAAATCATACAGCAAAATAATTCCATAGCGTAGTGCGTCCGGACCGTGGTCATTGTCTTTAATTGGGATTGTCGAGTACGTCCCGTCGAGGTTCTTCTTGCGCTTGTACCCCATCATCTCGAGGTGCAACTGGTGACAGTTGCGGGTAAACATGATTCTGCCAGTGCGCAACAGGTTCTTGACCATCTTGATACCGTTGTTCACTTCGTACCGCGCGCCTTCTTTGTGCTTCTCCATCATCGGCGCACCGCGTCGTCGTCGGTCTGCAATCTCAGTAATGCCGTGGTAGTCAGGAATCCAACCCCGCACGTTTTCGGCAATACTCATCCCGTATGTAGCCAGCTTTGATTCTATGGCTTGCCAGATCTCTTCTGTGTCATAGCCCACTAGGTATAGCTCGTCGAAAATAATCACACGGTCAAAGGTGGTAGGAACAAACGCAAACAGCACTACGTTTGGGTGCTTCTCCACGTTTCCAAAGTCCTCAAAAAGATAAATGTACCCCTGCTTGTTGTCGGTGGGTGTCCAGTCAATCATGTTCTCTTCTTCGCTGTACACGCTTCCGTAAATCACGCCCTCCAATCCCGGACGCCTACACAACCACTCAGCGTCCCACACTTCGGGGTCGAGCTTCCGGTGCTTGGTAATTGCGTCGTCCCAGCTGTAATACCCGTCTGCTTCCTCTATGCGGTCGGGCAATTGGCCTTTGAACTCGTCGAGTATCTTCTTGAGTTTCTTAGGGTCGGTCGGTAGCTTCTCGATCACTTCCCAAATACACCACTGGTACAGTTTTGTGTCCTCATCGTGCTTGGCTTCGTCAATAGCGCGTTGCATAACTCCGCTCGGGAACTTGCGCGTACTGGTAATAACGATCTTGCTTTCAATGCCATTCTTGCTCTGGGGCATGGAGAATGCTTGCTGGAGAATGAACCACAACATCAGGTCGATCTCGTCCAAAAAGAGTAGTTGAGGGTGAGGTGAGTTCACGCCACTAACAGTACCCGTGACAATTTCCACCTTTGCGCCGTTGTCTAACGTGGTGCGTTTCATCGACTTTTCTTTTTTGTGGTGGGCGAATGGGAATCGGTCGCTAAAGTTCTGGAAGTACTCGTAACACCTCTGGGCTTGCGCTTGGATAGCACCTACCGTAGCAATCTCTGCCGGCAGGAAGTAGCTCATGATGGTGTCGAGAATCGCAAAGTCAATCGTCTTGCCACCAGAACGGTTAGCAAGTACGACAGCATTACGGAACTCGTTGAAAATATAATCAGCTACAAAGTCGAAGGGGGCGTTGTGGTCAGGGCAGATCTGTTTGCGTGGTATCTGTACGCCGAGGTTAAAAGCGATCCACTCCCACAGCAGGTCTTTATCCTTTTCCTCAACTGCCAGCCTCAGCGCTTCCAGCCGTGTTTTCTCCGGTATCCGTAGCTCCTCGCTCGGCTCGTAGTTTTTTTCGTTCGGCATATTTCTGTAACATCCTCTCAGCAGCCAGTTCTTCTTCTTCGCTTTGTGGTGCGTCGTCGAAGTGGTGAGTGTTGTCGGTCTTTGGCATAAAGCGTTTGTCTCGTCGCTCTAATAACCACTTGGCCGTGTTCACGTCACCGGGAATAGGTGGGTCTTCAACTTCCACCAGCTTTCTGTCTCGGTCGAGCGCTTTTCTTTTTCTGGCCGGTGTTCCCACAATGGCCTTGTGTACGCTCACTAGAGCAGCAATGGTGGTAAAGTCCTCGGAAGCCTCAATTGTTTCACGGAACGTCTTTGATCGGTTCAGGTATCTGTGGAAGGTTTCATGACTAATGCCAGCGGTGCGGTAGGCCTGTTGTCGGGTCATGCCGTTTTGTAAGCCGTTAATCAGGCTGTGAAAGATAAATTCATCCAATGCGAGTACATTGCCGTCCTCTCGCTCGGTGTGGGCTTTCAGCTCTTCAAAGATTTTCGCTAGTAATTTGTTTGGTTGTTCGGTTGCCATATTAAAAGTCTTCTAACGGTACGTTTTGTCCAGCCAGTGGGTGAGTGTAGTCTGGCAGGTACTCAATGTTACCGTTTTTTATAAACAAGTGACACACCTCGTCTCCTACTCTGCTCACAACGCTCGGGCTAACTGTCAGTGTTTCTTCGTCTAGTTGCCATCGGTCGTCAATGTAATGACCACAGCCACAAGCGGTACACCAAAATGCCCTATAACCCTTTGTGTCGCCTTGTGTTTCTAGTTTTCTAAACTTCATAAAGTGCGCCCGTTGGTCGCAAGTGCAGGTACTACCATTCTAACACTGCCTTCCATGTTTCTACGTCGCACTGGTCGCCAGCGCGTCCGGTTTCTATTGCGCGTTGTATCTCACCTTTGATCTGATCTTGGGTGTGAACGGGTATCAATTCCCAATGGTTGCTCAGGTATGTGCGTACCATTGTCGGCGCAGCTGTTCTCCGGCCGAGTGCATATCTAAAAGCAAAGAACATTATGTCCTCTGGTAGTGGCTCTAACGATTGGCGTATCATTTGCCTCCCATCATGGTTTTGCGCCAGTTGTTAATTGACTGCTGGCTATACAGTCTGAACGCGAGTTCCGAGTGTGGGTGTTGTCCGGCTTTCTTGTGGTATCTGAAAAGTCCGGGATACTTGCGCATTAAATACGCACAATCTTTGATCTTTGCCTGTTCTCTCTCTGGGTACGTTCCGCATCCGCCCTTTTCGTAATGCTTGGCGAGTGGGAACACAAACTTATTCACCAATACTTGCCCGCGTCGGAGTAGGTTTTCGGCTGTGTACTGGTAGTCGTCCAGTGTGTGCAGGTGTTCGGTGTCGAAGCGTAAATCCCTCTGGCGCTGGATCAGTGTCATCTTGCCTACTACTAACCCCGAACGCATCCAATGTTTCTCTCTGAAGTATGGGTTGTCGAATGCTGAAAAGCCGGCGTAGCTTATGCCATCGGTTTCGGCTCTCAGTATCATGTGCTGTGCAATGTCTAGTAGTTCGTGGACGGTTAGGTGGTTTTTGAATAGCTGGTAAATGTTTTTGTCGGTTCTGGCCGGTACAAAGTCTCGATCATGGAATCCCAATGGTAAGCCGGAAAAACCAGAGATGTTGTCGTCCATGTTGAAAAGCCACTCCCCCTCAGCCACAAGGTTGTCCACCATCCACTGTCGGGCGCTTGGCATTCCGAGTGGCGCGTTGCTCACAACAATCTTGCTTGGGTTGATGGTTGGGTTCATCAGGTAGCCGGCGCGCTCTTCTTCGTTGTGCAACACAATCACATAATCAACTCCCGCTTTTTCGAGCATGAGGTGGGTTTTGATCTGGTTCGGCCGGTTGTAACTTGGAATGGCTATGCGCATGGATACCCCATATCTTCAAGCTCTACCTTAATGTCGATCAGGTAGTTGTGTAATGCGTCCTCTTCTCGCCAGCTCAGTTTGTTTTGGTCGCCCTCGTACTTGGCTAGGTACTCTTGAATCGCTTGGTACACGTGTCGTGCGGTATTAACATCTGGTGCGGTTCGTATGCGTAAACTCATTTTGCCATCCGTTTCTTTTCCCGTTCAAACTTCACGTTACGGATTCGCTCTACCTCTTCGCGCAATGGTAGGCAATCCCACATCTTGCGGAGTGAGTAGTACACGATAGTGAATCGGTACGCATCGGGTGTCAGGAACTTAATTGGTGTAACGCCATGCAAAATCTGCTGGCCGTCGAAAATAGTCACAGAGTTGTTTGCAATGGCTAGCCCTACATCATAGGCGGGAAGGGCAAGGTGTCCGCCGGCTGTTCCGCCTCGGATGGCGAGCATGGTGCTAAAGACTTCCTTAAAGTTTCCAGAGTCAAAGTGGTACTTGAGGGGGTTGTTTTTGTTAACGATTCCCGAAGTAAACGGCGTTCCCGGAATGACATAATCCCGTAAAACTTTGTCGGTGGTTTGCGTGTGCGTGGCATAAGTCTCTGGTGCGAAGTGCTGGTTGTCGGTAAATGCTAGTTCGATTGCTTCCTTTTCGTCGGCTGGACTGTTCAGGTTTACCCAAACGTCCTCAATCCCAAGCTCTGCGTACACGTCAATGCGGTGATTGCCCCCGAGTAACTGGCCTTCTTTGCCCCACTTTTCGCCGGTGTTCACTTGCAGGGGGTGACGTTGGCCTTGGCGCTCAATAATCTCTTTGAGCTGGTCGTGTTCGTCGGTAGTGATTTCCCTCGGGTTCTTGTCCCACTTAAAAAGATTCTTAATGCTGGTGTAGGTGCGCCCATCTTTAACAAATGTCTTCATGTCTGTCTCCTAGAATGGTGTGTCCTCTCCCTCACTTGCTGGTGGTGTCCAGTCGTCGGTTGGGTCGGGTTCTTGTTGGGGTGTGCTTGCGCCCGTGGTCGCTTTTTTACTTCGATGTGGAATAACGTCCTCGGCAATGATCTTGCTCGAGTATCTTTTTTCGCCGTCTTTTTCGTAGGTGGAATTGTCAATGCGTCCATACACAGTAACGGCTTGGCCTTGGGTCAGGTTCTTGCTCAACCACTCAGCGATTTTCCCGAACACAGTAATGTTGTGAAAGGTTGCCACGTCTTCGTAGCCACCCTCAGCTTGTTCGTTCTTTACGCTTCGGTTTGTTGCAATGGAAAAGTTCAACACAGCCACTTTGTTTGGTGTGTATCGTAACTCGGGGTTTCTGGCACAGTTGCCAACAAGGATCGCTTGATTTATTGAAAATGACATGGCGTTGTTCTCCGTTCTGTAATGTAGTTACAGTATGCCGTGAGAATCAACACTTTACAAGGGTTATTTTTGGTGGTTTTTTTTGTCGCGCTTGCGTTCGTTGGTTTGTCTGGTCTTAATGCGGGCAGCGTCAAAGTTTGCTTCTTTGTTTCCCTTGAGAATACTGGCTAATATTAAATCACCCTGCTTCGCGCTTTTATCTAGCTTGGCCTCAAAAGTTTTGAAGATGTCTAGTCGGTTAATGACCTTGACGACGTTATGCTCCATGATTTCGCGATGGTTGCTCAAGTCTTTGGTGTCGCTAGCGATTCTAGCAATCTGGTCTGTCTGTAAACTCAGTCTAGCGAGTATTCGCTGTGTCACTTTCTCCAAGTCTCGGAAAGAACCTGCAATCCGAACCACACAAAAGGTCAGGTAAAGCGTTTGGAATGCTAATAATAACAGCGCAGACAGAACGAGGATTTGGTCGAGTTCATTCATGTGATCCTTTCGGGCAGGTATGCTCCGCTGGTATAAACCATTTCTTATGTTCCAAACAAAATTGTAGCTTAGGTTTTCGCGGTACGTCTTCAACCTCAGTAATAACGTCGGTTTGGTCGTCTTTCGTCATGACCTCTAACTTCTCCGGTGTCCAGTCACTATCACTAGCGCGCTCTAACAGCTCGATTCGGTTTTCTTTTCCAGCCAAGGCTCGGAACTGCGTCCAACTGAGATAGCTAAATGTATCTCTTTGTTCTAGTGTGTACGCTTTTGATACGTCTCGGTATCGGCAAAGTGTGCGGTAAGGAATCTTGACTGAGCTTGCAAAGTCTCTGAGCTTCTTCGCTCCAAACACTCGCGTGATTTCGATTGCAATGTCGCCCCACTCAAACTGTTCTTTGTCTGCTTGTTGGCGTTTTTGTAATGCGTAGTCTATGATTTCGTCCCAACTTAACTCTTTGGCGTCAAAGCTAAGTTCAAGCATACGTTATCCTTTCACCGATACTCCCATTTGATCAAGAATCTGATACACACGCACGTCACTAATTTTGTGGTCGGTCGCAATGTCTGGAACTGGTACGCCCTTCTTAAAAGACTTCACAATCTCTTTGTTGCGGTCGGCCTTCTTGTGTGTACCTCGGCGTGGAATGCCATAGTCGTCAAGAATCTGGTAAATGCGGGTACTACTCACGCAGTACGCTCCACAAATAACAGGGATAGGAACTTCATTCTGGTAGTCTTTAATCAGATCGAGATTTCGATCTTCTTTTTTTTTATTTTCGCTTGTCATGTTTTCCATTATCTAACACTTTTTTAGTCTTTTCAAGTCTTTCATTCCAGAGAATGGCAGCTCGAACGCAGTAAAAAATCACCGCAACCAAAACAAAATTGATTGCCAAAAAGACAATAAGCCCTTTGATTATTTCCATAAAAACCTCCATACCCCCAGCTTAGTAAGTATTTTCCCAATGGCAATATTTTTGCCACGTCGGGCTAACTTTGTGGGGCTTGATAGTTTGCTCGCAGTATTTGCGATGCGGGCAGTCTTGTAAAGCAAATTAACTATGTTAATTGTTTATAAAGTTTCTCTAAAACTTTCTCCGCTATTTTTTTGTGAGCGTCGAATGCGTCCTCTTGATCTAATGTCTGGGTGTAGTCAATCAGCGCAGCTTCAAGAATAATCATTTCGTATCCCTCGAAACTTACTGCTGGTTTAAGTTGTGTATCTTCTGGCATTTATGCCTCTCTGCCTTTAATCGGCTGTAAAAGTATTTTGTTTACTACTGCCGGCCTTCTTGCGATGGCCTCATCAACAATTCGTTGCATCTCTTCTTTGCCTACCTTGTATTCAATCCAAGAGTGACAGCCTTCACATGCCTTCACAACTCGGATCAACTCACCGGGAAGTAAGTCGTTTCTCTTCTTCGCGTGTGCGTAGGCCACCGCAAATCCGTTGTGCTTACCCGGTATATTCAGCTCGCACCGCTCAATCTGTACCGCGTAAAACCGCTGATTGAGGATTCTGCGGGTGTTGTCCCACTCCGTGGTTTTCTTGCCCTTTTTCAGGGGCTTGCGTGGCTTGACGCTCACGCCCGCGTTCTTCATTGATTTGCCGAACTTCTTGATTGCCTTGTCGGTACTCGTCTCTTTCACAGGCTTTCCCAATTGTTGGCTCTTTGAATAAGCTGGCATACCATTTGCTCCTCATCATTTTTATTCCGGCCAGTATCAGCAACAGGCCAATTAACGCGTCCATCATCCGAAAAACCAGACCACTAAACCAACCAGCACAGCGAGTATCGCCATAACGAGCAATGGGTTTGGTGGTTCTGTTCCCTCGTTGAGGTACAAATTATCTGAGTGCATATTAGCCTCTCTTGGTCAGTTTGTACTGAGCCTTAATCCGAATTGTGTCTCCGTTTTCGTCCTCAATGCTGTCTTGACTAGTTGTTTTCCGGTAACTATCAACATGATCGAATAGTGTGAGTTGTGCGTCTTTCAGTTCGCGCTCCATGTCTTTCGTTTCAGCAACATAGTTGGTGAGGTTGTTGTCAGTAATAACTCTGAGCTTTTCCTCTTTCATCTTGAGTACCAATGCGCGTTGCTCTTCTTTCAACTTGGAATATTCCGCGTCGTTGTCGAGTGCGTTTCGCACAGACTCTTTGCGTAATTTGATCTGTTCTTTGCGTTGCTCAACGTCTGCCATTGTTCTCAGCGTTACGTTGGTAATCGCAACAACATTCTCTGCGCCCGCCGGTCGCACTATTGCTGGAGGTGTAAGTGGGTCGTTCATATTATTTTGCTCCGTGTTCTTTTAAAAACTCAATGGCTTCTTCCATTGCTTCGCCAAGTTCTGGCTGTTTGTCACAAGCTCTAAGCAACGTAACCATACAACCAATCAAAGCAGCTTGACAGCCTTCAGTCATAACGACACCTTGGGCGCTGTTGTTGAACTCAATAACAATCTTTGCTGAGTGTTCGTGGTTTTCTGCTTGCTCTTCTGAAGAATCCTTGTGTTGGCCTTTTAGTTTACTGATGATTGACATATCACTGTCCTTTCATTTTTATAATTGACTCAATTATCTCCTGTATTAAAGACTTGTCAAGTGTTACTTGTATTGTAGGGAAAAACAATAACTGCTATTCTTAATCGCAACTACAAATGTACCCCTCAGGAGTCTCCATGCCCGAGCAACGCCAATACCCCGTTCCATTTAGTACCGAGGTTGCACCCTATCACCCCGAAGTCACCCATCACGTTATAGAACAAAACGAAAACCGCAAACACTGGCAGGAAAACGACACTAACCAGTCTCTTGAACAAATGATGCGCGATGAGTTTCAAGAGTACCTTGAAGCAATGGAAAAATGCCAACTTGGAGATGACCCCTTCTCGTTTGTTTCTGAGGCTGGCGATATGGGCTACCTTTACGTGAAGCGCCGTCGCTCCGGAACTCCTCTGCCAATCGACATTGTGGACATGATGATTCAAGTCGAACGTGATTTGGCCTCGGTGAACATGACAATGGAGGAGTGCATCACCTTCAAAAACTGGCGCAATGATTACAAGTACGTCAGTATGGCAACCAATAACGGCTACCAACCAGATCAGGCAAGATCAATCATTAAAGAGTTTTGGTCGCATATGGGCGGTGATCTCGTTTTCTACTACGCCTACATGATGATGGCCGAAAAGCTCTAAGTGATGTTCAACAATCCAATTTTGTTTTTCGCTGATCGTTTTCATTTTCAAGTAGTCGTCGAGCAAGTGGTTGTATTCAATGGTCGATCCCTCTGGAAGCCCAACACTACCGGCAAAATCAAGAAAGTCTAAGTACTTGCAAACCCTGCACTCTGTGCAAGCGTTCAGGCAAATTGAGTCATTGTTCCAATCACAGTCGAATCTTCTAACTGTTCTGCCGTCTAGTAATGGGTTTATTTTTCTCATTTCTTTACTGAACCCCAACAAGGATTCGTGTCCTGTGGTATGCGCGCAGCTTCATATCGCTCGCACTCTCGGGTGTAGTCGCCGTCTTTGAATGCAAGATAAAACGTGAACAGTAATAACCCGCACAGCGTCAGCATAAAAAACCAAGTTAAAAATCTACTCATAACATCCCTTTCAACTGCTCGACAATCTTAGCAGTGTCCAACACTTCAGCGGTTGGCGTTTGTGTGTCGAATGCTAGGCCGATTTCGTGTTGGCTGTCTGCTAGCGCTAAACCTACTTTGCGGTGGTTTTGTGGTAGTGTTCCTTTTCTCTGCATCTCAACAAAGATCTGCAAAATGGTGAGCGAGTCCGATTGGAACACAATAAAGTCTTTGCTCGTCTTTGGTTTGCCGTCTTTCACAGCAAATACCTCAATAATGTGTCGTGTTATTTTTACGGGTTTGTTCATGTTGTCTCCAGTATTCTTTTCTTGATTTCTTCAGTTGTTAGACAGTTTTTGTTGCTCACACCGGCATAAAAGTCGCAGTCATTTTCTAACTCTCGGTGGTAGATCGGCTTGTGGTTTGAGAATCTAATTTTGTACATTGTGTTTTCTTTATACACAAAGACATACTTTGATACCCTAACCTCGTACACCTTAATGTTCCAGCCGGCTTCTATCATGTCTTTAATAAACAGTAGCCATTTTGCAACCGGATATTTTGTTGTGTACTCTGCAATCCTTTCGTCTACCATTTCCTTTGTAACTTTCCTCGCTCGGTGAAAGTTCTTCTTGAAAGGTAATCGTGTCATAGTAATTCAATCTTGACGTTGCTCCCATTTTTCTCAGTAGGCTCTAAGCGGTGGTTATTGGTCTTAGCGCCAATTTGTAATGCTAATCCGTGGCTCAGGTCGGCCACGCGGTCGTACTTAGCGAATCCGCCACAGTCGGTGATTGTTGCCTCACTGGTCAATCCGTTGTCGAGGTTAGTAACGCGCACCTTGGTGTTGTATCGGATCGTCTTGTCGAGGATCAATTCACAAGGCACGGCAAGTGTCATTGCGTTTTCGTCGAATGGCTGGCCGTTCCCCATGATTTGTTTTTCACCACAACCCAAACATCCAGCGTGTGAATATGAACTCACTTTGCCCATGTAGGTTAGCTTTGGCTCTGGGGTTGGCTCAGAAGCGTGTGCAACTGGAACGATCTTGACTGACGCGCTTTCGGTTGCTTCCTTTGCGCTGTCGGTTGCCGGCGTTGGAGTTCCCACTGGGTTAATCAACTCTCGGCTTCGCTCTTTTACTAAAATAGGTGACTGAATAATGATGGGACTCTGGTAATCGAAGTAATACTTGTTGTAAAAAGCATTTGAGCCTACAACAATGCCCGTCAGCAATGTGATGATTATTCCGGCGGTTGCGCCAATCTTCACAGCAGTCGGTACTTTGAAGTCGAACCCGATGGTGTCGCTTTCAAGTTTTGGTTTAATGTTTTTGAATTGCATACTTATTCTCCATTTTTATATTTTTTAATATGTTTTGATACTAACCGTTAAACATGAGTGCATCGTGTCCAGCATCTCGTCTGGATAGTAAGCTAGGTCGAACTCCTCGCCTCGCTCTTCAATAATTTTTTCCACTCTCAATCTCATGTTTCTCATTGCGGTGTTGTCTCGGTAGTCGATCTCTGGGAAAAACATCTCAACGTCTACCCAGTGTCGGCTTGTTCCTCTACCTAGTTTTACTGATCGCACTCTGTTTTTACCGAATACGTCACTAAGCATTTTTTTATGGTTTTTGTGTTTGGCATATTTATTCTCCATTCTTTTATTATATTAAGTATGCCTCGGTATTAAAGACTTGTCAAGGGTTAATTTACAGAGGTAATCATATATCCGGCTGGTCGTTCTCCGTCGTCGGTTTCCCCTCCAAGCTCTTCTCGCACAATCTCCAGTGTGGTGTTTGGGTCTTTGGCAGCCCCCTTGCGCAATGCATCCTCTGCAATAGCTATGTAGTGCATTGCAACACTTGCACTTACCGGCGTTGGAAGTTTTATTGTTACTTTGGTGGTGATACTTATTTCACTATATTGTTTTGCCATATTACCTTTCAGTCTCCAAGCAATGCTCGTAAAACTTTTGATTGTCCCAACCCTGCTCTTGCAGGTACGCCCATCGCTCCGGCGTAAAATCCCTACTATGGTCGCGGATAAACTCCGGCCGGCACTTTTCTTCTGGTAACTCTGGCGTTGTAGTGCAACCAGTAAGTAGTGCCGAGCCGGCTAGTATGATGATGGCGGTTCTAATTTTCATTGTTATATAACTGCTCTTTTAATGTTCTCATACTGTAAAACAGGTCTTGAGGTACTAGCGCAATTCTCCGCGCGTTGTATTCTTTTACGTCATTTCTCAGGCCTTCCGTGTCTCCAAAAACAAACATCGCTTTGCGTTCGCTTTTGTCCACTGTCTCGAGGGTATAACCAAGGGTAAGCAGTGTTGAGGCTAAATAAATGTCGCTAGTCTTGTACGTCAGTGTCATATTGATCCTTTCGGGCTTTCAATTCTTGTAATTTTTGGCGTACTTCCGCCCCGTGTTTACACTCGTGGGTTCTGGTGATACTGTCCATGCAAGAGCAATAAAATCGCTTTTGGTCTTTACTCCACTGAACTCTGTACCAGTTGCCCGCGTTGGTGTGGCTCTCCACAAAGAAGTCGTATCTTGAAGCCCGCACAATCGTTGCGGAGAGCATTACACTGTTTTGATTCATAAGCTTTCCGCCCCCTTCTCGATGTGCTTCACCAAATCAACCAACTTAACATGCACCTCACTCAATAGGTCTTTGGCCTCTTCGCTTGTAACTTCTGGTTTTGGTAAATGCTTCAAGTACTCCGCCATTGCCAGCAACTTTTCTCGGTCTGGGGCTAGTTTGGCTTTGCGCTCTAGCTCTGCTTTTTTCTTGGCTTCCTCAGCCTCTTTGTGTTTTCGTTCGAGTTCGGCTTTTTCCAAGGCTTCGCGCTTCTCACGTTCTGCCTTCAGTTTTGCTTCCTGCTCGGCTCTGGCCTTTTCCGCAACCTTGCGTTCTGCTTCGAGCTTAGTTTGTTGTTTGGCGCGTTCGATCTTCAGCTTTTCTTCAGCTTTGCGCTTTTCCTCGGCAGCTTTTTTCTCTCTGGCCTCAGCTTCTTTTTTCAGCTTTTCGTTCTCAATTCTGATCTGCTCTTGCTCGAGGTCGTACTTTTCTTTTTTGTTTTTCGCAGCCTCTAAAATGTGGCCGTACTCTAGCTCGTCGGTGTGCAGTGAGATTGGAGTGTGTACCCATCTAGCAAAAGGTGCTAACTCCATCATTCGGTTTCGGTACACCTCTTCTTTACGGGCGTTTTCGGCTCTTTCTTCTTCTGCCTTGCGCTCGGCTTCCTTTTGCGCTTCGTAGGCTTTGCGTGAGTTTTGGAGCAGTTTTTCAAACACCGCTTCATCCATATCGAGCAAGTTAAACACAGTCACATCCTCAACATAATGCCCTAGCATCTCGCGTCGGTCGTTCAGTCGGGTAAGTTTTCGGTTTTCCTCTGCCATCTCCGCAAACTTTTCTTGCTTCTCGAGGTGTTCTTCAACTGGCACAATCAATGCCTTGATAATATTTGCCATACCGTCGATAGCCTTACCCTCGCGCAATGATTGCTCTTTGAGTTCTTTGCGGGTTTTCTCGACGTTCACGCGGATCTCTTTGAGCTGTAAGCGTTTCTGTCTGGCTTGGCTCATCTCGCGTAACTGCTCTTCGTTGGTTACAACAATGCTTTTTGATTCCTCAGCAATCTGTCGTGCCTTCTGGAAGCTGTCGCTAAAACTCTCTATCAAGGTTTTCACTTTATTTTCCTGTAGTCCGCTCTGTTGAGCAATTACTACCAGTTCGTTCTGTGTGTTTGTCATTGTAGTTTCTCCAAAATAGTTTCTAACATTGCTACGCCTTGCACTAAGCCAGCTCTCAGTTTGTTGATGTCTGCCTCGTTGCGCGTAACTCTTTGAATAATCGTGGTGCGCTTAAAGTTCTCGTTGTACACCACGTAGTCCGCCCATTGTCTGCCGGACACCAACATTTGCATTTGCATTTGCCAGTAGTGAGCCGGATCAATCTTCATCTCGTACATGTACCGGGCAAACTTGGCATCATTCATGCACTTAATCTCAACCAACCCATCCTCTGCAATCATGCCGTCTGGTGAACAGCCGATCTTCTCGTCCATCTCAATGAAGGCAATCTCAGTCACTACGTTGCCGGTTTCCAGCTCGTAGTTGTTGCGGGCAATCATCTCTAGGGCGTGTCCGCGTTCGATGTCTTCATTGGTGTACTGCTCTTTCAATTTGCCGGTCATTGTCTCGGCGACCTTTTCAAACACCAGTGTTTCCAGTCCTTTGCCATTGGTTGCAATGGCTTGGGCTGTCGAGGCGGTGAACTTGCCGAGTCGCAATCTCAACCACTCCTCTGTTCCTTGTTGGATGTTAGTGTGCAATTTCATCGAGTTCTCGCTTTCTCTGGGTGTACATCACCTCAATGGCTTTGTGGTATTTGTCGTCGAGTGTTGAGCGTAACCCGTTGGCAATCTTCAACAACTCTTCTTTTGATTGTGCGCCCGTCAGTCGCACTTGGTCGGCTGGCTCTAATGCGGTGAAGTCGTCTCTTACCGCTTCGCCTTCAACCACTTCAATCTGTGAGTATTCGCCCTCGGCGTACACATCGTTGCAGATTCCCCACTCATTGGCGCACTTCTTCAATGCGTCGGTGGTCGCAGCTTTGTAGTCGTCCGCGAGGTCTACTGGTTGGTCGGTTGGGACTTTTACCGGCTTGTTCCAGCGGTTCATTACCGTGTTGCCTTTTTCATCCTTTTTGTCCTCAGTAATAAACTTAATCTCAGCACCACCGAATTGCTCTTTAGTGATCGAGAATGTAGGGTTGAAATGCACCACTAAGCGACCATGCACCCAGAGTTGGTTTCCCTCTCGGCCTTTGTCCACAATCACGAAGTCCCACATGTGTCCAAAAATCTCATTTAATTTTTGTTTAATGTAGTGACCCTTCACGTAGGTGAACTCATTACCACCGCGTCCTTTTCGTTTGTACAAAAACTCTGGCGGGGTTGGTTTTGAAATTACAGAAATCTGTTTGGGTGAAAGTATTGATTTACCAACCGTTAGGTTTTCTGGTAAAACCCTAATGATGGCTTTTTTGTCTGCCTTAACGGGCATATGATCCTCCATTTTTATTTTTATATTATGTTTATTCTGCTCTTATTCTAAGGAGTTGTCAAGGGTTAAATTGTGACGGGCTATAAAGGTCGTTCAGTGGGTTCTGGTAGAACTACCGAGCGACTTTTGTAACCCGCCATTTTCAACACAATACAACAACGGGTGCAAGTTCATTCTGTCAGTTGTCAATAGAACAAACAGGATCAATAGTAATCCTATACTAGCATAGCCTAGTATTTGTGCGACAACTTTCATTTGTGTTTTTCATTTCTTCAAATACTTTCCGAATGTTGCTTCCATGTCCACCACCGTTGCAACCGCGTGTTGGTGTAGCCCTTGTATTGCCTGTGAGCTGTTCCGGTATGACCAAGCCAAACAATCTGCCAGCGCTTGGTAGTCAAAACCTTTTTTAGGTTCTCCGTCCAATACCTTGTCGTTAAAATCGCTCACCGCTTGCTCCCAACCCATTTTGTCTTCACTAATTTTGTAGCCGGCGGTGAATCCTAAAAACTTTGTCGGCTCAAAAATCTTCAATCGGTACACCTTCACTACCAGCTTTTTTGTTTTCGGTTGGTAGTATTTCTTATCATGTAGTCTGATGTCCTCAAAAGGAACTTCTAATAACTGTGGCATATCTCACCTTTCTTTTGTGTAATGTTTTTGTAAGTCTATAAATCCGCCCAATTGCAGGTGCATTGCTTGTACCCTACGTGTTCCATGTGGCCGTACTCCGGCTCACCCAAGTGTTCATACTCTGGCTCTCTCAACTCTCCGCAATTTTGGCATACAGCTTCTAAGTAACACTCGTTGCACATTCTGATGTTCTCGATTGTGTAGCCACAACTTGAACACAGTGGTCGTAAACATAGGTCACAACTGTCAATGGCTTCGGTTTTTGGATCATACGTACAGCCCTCAACTTCCGGCATTCTTGGAGGACAACTAAGATCCATTGTTTTTGCTCGCTCCAATCCGTTTTTCCATGCTTGCGCTGTTTTTTCTGCTTGTCTGTTCATAATGGCCTCACGTAACTTTTATCTCTCGAAAATGTCGATCCGGTTCGGTCGAATTTAATCCGGTAGCTTTTGGGGTAAACTCGTACAACTTCCCCGTCTCCGAAGCAAAAATCATGCACTCGTGTTCCCACGGTAATGAGTTTGTCCAATGCGTCGCGGGTTGCTTGGCGTTTGCGTTCAGCGTCACCCTTCACTTGGGCTTTGCCCGCGTCGATCCAATCAGCCTTCTTGCGCAACTCGTCGGCTTCGGTGAGTAGTTGCAATCCGGCCTCGTATCGGTCAGTGATTCTCGCTCGTCGTTTTGCGAATGGGCTATTGGCCTTTGCTGGTTGGAACATGAATCCGTGGTCGCCATGGTATGACTTAAACTCTTGCATCTTCTGCTCTGCTTGAGCTTCTAACCTGTCAGCTTGAGCGCGGAGTTTGGCGGTGTATCGGTCGCGCTTGGCTTGTCGGTATGCTCTGATCTCTTTTTGCGTGTACATGTCTCTCCTTAAAGGTAAATGTAGTATTCAGTTTTTCCCATATAGTTCACAGGAATCTTTCGGGCAACTTGGCCGTTGGCGCGTCGAACTAATGCCTTGCGCTTGGGTGCGACGGCAGGGCGCAAACGTGATTTAGCTTTGGAAGTAATGCCGAGTAGGCGTAAAAGTGTTTTCATTTTTATTCTCCATTTTTATATTTAGTCTTGAGAGAGGAGGAATCAGAATTGCTATATTGGTTGGTTTGGTTATCGTCCGCGTCGCCATCTCAGATTTGCGGTTCGCCCTTGCGGGACAGGCCAGTGGTTTGATGGTTTCCACCTTGTCAGCCATCCGATTATCTGAGGTAGTAGCGCCCTTCCTAGGGAGCAACCCTGATTTCTCATCTCTCTTAACTTGTTAATAGCTTAATTATGCCTTATTATTAAAGGGTTGTCAAGGGTTAATTACCAGAGGTAGTATAAAACTGCTCGCCGGTTTTCCCCAACTAAGGGGGTGGGCTTATTTGGGTAAAAGTTCGAGTCCTATTTACTAGGGAAGACGAGACTCGAACTCTCAAAACATATACACTTCGCCACAATGGCTGTTTGCGGGTACTAGGTGTACGGGTTTGGTCATCTGTTGGTCGGCGCGTTTATGCCTAAAATGGAGAGTATGCTCGGGTAGCTCTAGGTTGTTTAGGTGGTACACCCGTGCGATTTTGGCGGTTTCAAAGTAATACACCACAAAGTAATCAAACTGAGGGTAATTCCGGACTACTGCCACTTTGTCAGCGGAAATAAAGTAATTCGGGTAAGCGTTCGCTCCAATGTCTCTCACATTCACGTCCAGCCCTGCTCCAATCTGACCGTTGTAATAGCCTCGAAAATCAAAGATCGCCGTTTTTTTCTGGCTTTGTTGCCACTGGTATGGCCTCAGCATCGGAACTAAGTCCTGAATGCTGGTGAGAATGTAAAGCTCGTTCTCTAAATCTTTTTGGTTTACGTACATAAAGTTACCTATGCTTCCCGCGGTGGTGTTGATGTTTTGGCACGACTAACCAACCCTTAGTAATAGCCCCGTCAATAAAGGAGTGTTCCTAGTGGTGTTTCAAATCTTAGTAGCGTGTCCGGTTTTCTCTCCGCCTACTGCAAAGTAACGGGCAAAGGGAACGCAGAGGTGTATCGTTTCACACGTGCATCGCCCCTTGGCTCTTATATTCCGCGCCGTCGCCTTCTCGCGGTTGGTGGCTCAATGCCTCCCACTGGAATCCTGTCCAGTACATCAGTGTTCAGCGGTCGTTACTCGCTGAGTTCCAGAGCTGAGCCTTACTCCAGCCCCAGAACTCAACGCACAACGAGCTAGGATGCCTTTTTTCGCCGTCGTTCATCCCGCTTCGCTAGTAGTTGTTCTGCCTTTGCTCCGCGCGCTTTAATCGCGTGTTCACAGGCCGTCCGTGCGTGTTTACTCCATTGCTCGCCATAGGCTTGTTGCAGTAGCGCCTTACACGCATAACAAATACCGTACTGAGAATCTTTGGAAATAATACGAACGTGCGCGTGTTTTCCGCACATGTCACAAATACCGCCTGAAGTTTTCGGCGGTGTCACAAAAGTGTTTTGAGGGGTAGGAACAGAACGGGGCGCTGTTTGTGCTAGCTCCCTTGCTCGTTTGATCGCTTGTTCTACGGTTATTTTTGCCACAAAAAAGACTCCTTTGGAGTAGTGCTGTGCTATGTGCGACAACAGCACTCCAAAAGAGTCTGTAAAACTACACACATTGTATTACTCCGAAATCGTTTTAACAAGTTCAAAAACAACTATACCCCATTCTGTTGAGTTTGTAAAGTGGATCAAATCGTATCGAACTAAAAAACCCGCCCCACCCATGAGTGAAGCGGGGCGACTGAAGCCTCGCAACGCCATACAAGAACCTCAGCCACACGTCGGTCAGTATGTCGCCGGACGCGTAGCTTGAGTATAACCTGATAATTTATCGGGTTCAATTAAAATGGAATTACGCCTTGGCTCTCGCCTTGTGCAGCCTTGATTGGGTGGAGTAGTTTGTTGGTCAAGTGTGTATACTTGTCCCAAGCCTTCACAATAGCGGTCTGGAATGTACCGAGGAACATTACCAAAGCGGTAAGCCCTACGATTGTCCAATTCACGCCGATTGTGCCGGTTGTGAGGTTGATGCCAGTAATAATCGCACCAATCACCGTAGTGATAAGCGGAACTAAGCCGGCGACCATCACTCGGCCAAACTCTTTCATTGATTCTTGTGCTGGACTATTTTCCATAATTACCACCTTCCTGATAATATTGCTTGTAACGTGAGCGTAATAAGCTGTTGCGCTCCCAGCGTTCCGGCTGGTACAGGTTTCTCTACAATCTTTTCCACTTCTTTTTCCACAATCACTTCTTTAATTACCTCGGTGTACACCGGTACTTCTTTGATAATTTCCACGGGTTTTTCCACAATCTTCTCCACAGTGATTGTCGGTCGCTCGCGCAGTTCTTTTTCTAACTGCTCAATGCGCGCCGTCTTCTGAGCGGTCAGTCGGGTAACTTCGCTCTGAATCCGTGCGTCCACGTCGGTTTTGCGAATGTACAACTGGAGGTTCACAACGTCGTCATACACCTGCGCAAGAACTTTGTTGCTCTCCATGTTGGATAGGTCTACTTGTTTGCCGGACTTCATAGTAAACATCATAGGTAGGTTTCCTTTCGTGATTTTGAACACACGTAAACTGAGTATGTTTCCATATTGATTGTATCGGTTTGTTACCTTTTGATCCTCTAATCCGTCCCAAGGGTCGTCAATATATGTCATGGAAATAGTGCCTTGTGGCGTGACGTCTACGCGGTCAATCTTCACAAAATGCTGTCCAGTTCCGCCAATGCCCTTGCCAGAAACTTCACCCACAACAAAATAGCTCGGGTCTTTCAGGTAAGCAATCAGCTTCGCGTCGTTCCAAGCCTCATTGCGTCCCTCGAGGAAAATGTCTCCAACCTTCAGCGCAATAGTAGCAGCGGAGAGTAGGGCAGAACCCGCTCCGAATACTCCCCGCTGTTTGAACAGGTCGTTTAATTCTTGGATGGTAAATCGGTGGCCGGCTAACACCAAGCCTTGATGAATAGAACTTAAATAACATCCGTCAGTAGCGATGGTGTAGTTCGAGTTTCCGAGCTTGACGTTGGTGTAGAGTCGCTGGTTAATCATTGCAACTCCTCTGGGGTAAACACATGCCCAGAGTTTATTTCTGGGTCGCTATCAGCATCAAACTTTCGGCCAGATGGTTTCTTTGGAAGTGGGAAAATCTCTCGAGAGCCATCATCATAAACAACCACCACTTGGTCGTTTTCAATGAATCGGCGTTGTTCAGTTTTCGGCATATCGTTACAATCGTTGACCGCGGATGATGCGGACTAACAACACGACAAAAGCAATCACCAACAAAAGATGGATCAAACTTCCGGCGAGGTTAAATCCCCAACCACCTAGCCAAGCTAGTACTAAAATGATGATGAGTAAATCTAGCATGATTTGCCTCCTATTTATTTTTAATACTACGCGCTTTTTGATCTCTTTTCAAGTCTTTAATCTCCTCGGCCATTCGCTTATCCGTCCCCATTGATTGCTGTCGTTCTTGTCGTTTTGCGTTGCGGTTACTGTCAGCAATATGTTCGGGGGGTGTATTGGCCGTGGTAAATCCGGTAGCCAAAAAATGCGGTGAATGCCTTGCCTAACGCGAACACAAACAGAATAACTTGTGATGTAGTACTCACATATGTACCCGTGGTGTATGCGCGCAAAGCAACATTTATCAGGAAGTAGGTGGCAATGGTAGTGGTGGTGAACAGCGTAACGCCCATACCGAGTAAGTGTTTTCTCAGCTTCGCTAGGCCGTTGCGCACTCCCGCTTGTTTAATCTGCAAAGGAATCACAAACGCAAGAATGGTCAATGCCGATAAAAAGCAAAGTAACAAAGAAACGTACAGCAAGAAGTTTGTCTGTATAGGTGGCAGCAATGGTTCTGGTTGCATAAATTAAATATTCCCCGTTGCCTTAGCAATCATGTAGGCGGTGTCGATTACCCTGTTTAGTTTGTCCGCCTCTCGCTTCACGGCTCGGGCTTGTTGTTGTATCTCTCCCCAATCGACAGTGGTTTGATTTTTCTTTTTGTGAACCTCTTGGCTCACTTCATCACATCCGGCAATAATAGCGTTTGTTTTACGCTCAATCTCAGTATGAATGGGCTTGCCGGTCACTCTTCTGCCAAATAGTAGTGTAAATAAGTTTCGCATAGTTACTTTTTGAACTCAAGCACACGTGCTATATTGTCCACCGATTTTTGCAACGCAGCGTCGGCGTTTACTAAATCTTTGCCTAAAACAACAAAATTAGCAATATACTTGTCAGTATCAGCTAATCGTTTTTCTTGTACCACATTCAACGCTTGATTCAACGACTTAATCTCTTCGTCCTTTTTGTCCATCTTTTTCTGCATGTACGCAATAACCCCACCTAAAATAACAACCACCGCACCGAGGAGGCCGTAATCGAGAAACTTTGCAATAGCTTGTTCCATGTTATGCAAAGCTGTACGCCCAGCTCCCCCCTATGCGGAAAAAGAACTGGATAAATGCAACAGTAGCGTGTGCTGGCTCATTGTTTGCCGAATTCGCCGATGTCTGTGCAGCTACCCAAGAACTTGTCGCCGTTCCGACTGATGTAATACTATGGTCGTGTTCTCTCACCGCGTTCGCTGATTGGTTATTTGTACCGCCAGTAATGGCCGTAAATCGAGCAATAGATCCGGTGTGCGTGTGTGTTCCCGGAGCAGTGTGATTGTGACTGTCGCCCAATGCGTGGGTGTGGGTGTTGCTTCCGCCCGTGTTCCCCACTTCGCCGGCGGTGTTCGTAATCTTGAGGTATCGCTGACGCATGTCAATTGTGCCATTGCTTCCATCACACAACTTCCAGCCCTTCGGAATGTTCGCTAGTAATCCTCTGAATAATGCGATCATGCCCTTTTTAGGGTGCTTGTTTCCCGCGGAAGTGTTTTGTAACGCCCGCAACTTTGTGTATGCCGGCTCTACTGTCTCCGCTCCGCCGGCCGTGCCAGTGTAACTGTTTGGGGTTTCGCTTGTCGAGTTCAATGTCACGGCGTGAGTGTGGAAGCTCGGTGCTTTCGCTGGACCATCACCAGCACCTAAGTCTCTCGTGTTCCCGTTTGCTCCGCCGAGGTTGTCTTGGTGGTAGTGGGAAACTGACGGGTGACTATGGTTAATGCTGTGGAGGTTTTGCGTACTTCCACCAGTCGCGCCAGAGTTTGCGCCCGTACCTGCTCCGCGTGGGTATTTGTTACGCATGTCATATGTGCCGTTGCTTCCGTTGGAATCAGAGAATCCCGTTGGTGCAGTGGTCGAAAGGCCGTAAAAAAGAATCCCACCCACTGGAATTGTGGTATCTCGGGTCGCCTTAATCCAAATCAACTCAACGAATGGTGGGTTGTTTGAAACTAAGCCGTAGGTTACGTTTCCGCTCAATCCACCACCAACCAATCCGTTCACCGTTCCGCTATGGCTGTGAACATCACAAGCAGAACTACCCGAGCCTGAGCCTTGGTAGCTGTCGTTAAAGTTGTTGCCAGTTGTTACCGCGTGGCCGTGCGCCACCATTGCGTGAGTGTGGGTTGGTGAAGTGTGTTGGTGATAATGCGCACCACCAGCACTATTCGGGTTTGTTGCGTTCGCCGTTCCTTTTGGAAAACGCTCATCCAAATCAGTCTCACGCGTAAATCCGGCTGGAATACTTGCGTGATTGCCCTTGTAGCCAATAATGGTGTTTTTTTTGATCATCTGAACTACTCCCTACCATCAAGCCTCTTGTCATAAAAATGTTCCATGACTCCGCCCATCCGGTAGTTTTTCTTCTTGAGAATCTTTTTGGCTTTTTCCAAAGCCTCTTTTTCTGACTCTGCCACAACACTGATGTTAACCAGATTGAGGAAGCCGTCAGACTCAGCGATGTACTTGTCGTACCCCTGTACTGTGTAAAGAAGATATGTGTGCGTCATATCGTTGTTACTCCCACGTCCCCGTATGATAAATGGTAGGTGGACGCCCCTACTTTTCTAATCACAATAATGGTCGAGCTACTGGCCGTGCCGTCGAGTTGTGGTGCTTCTCCGCCCGAGGCTCGCTTGGTGAAGTTAAATGTGGCGGTGCGGTTGCCCGTTCCGTCTTGGAAAAACTCAATAATCAACACGTCGCCAATCTGCATGTTAGTTGGTGTGTTCACAGTGATGTTGCCGGTCATTGATGGAATCTGTTGCATACTACCGTTCTCGTAGTCCGGTGTCACCGTTGCCGAGTATGGCAGGGTGTAAATCGGTCTTGGAGTCACAAAGAAGGCTCTGCGCCGTGCGTCTGCAATGTCCCCGTTTTCAATGTCTGGTGTTCCGTTTGGTACGGTAATGTTTGCAATGACCTCGTATGGGTTGCTCGATCCAATAGCGGTAGCAATTTCACTGTCAGTCGGTGCGACTGGTGAAGCCGAAGCAGCGCCCAACACTTTCGTAATGGTGACAAGTCCGCTTCCGTCGTTTGCAACGCTTGGGTCAGCCGAAAGGTCAAGATACACCACGATTGAAGCAATCAGTGGATTGCCCGCATTGTTGTTCGCAATCGCAAGGTTTACTACTCCGGAGTTGCGTACTGGATACACATTGCCGGCCTTCTTCAAGTAAATGCGTCCAGCTGCAATATCCACACTCATGTTTGCGCCCGCGCCTCGTTGTGTTACCGCGAAGTCTCCGCCAGCCACATTCAACACTCCCCCCTTGCGCACCATGTCGGTGAAAGGTTGTAATACCGTATCTTCTGGGTGGTTGTCAGCGCCAGAGCGCCATGTGTACAGTGCCATAGTTAAGCTCCTTTAGTCTTCACTTTCTTAATAAGCGCCTTGTCTCTGGTTTTCTTAATATCAGAATCAATGGTCGCTCGCAGTTCTTTTAATTTTTCCTGTTCCTTTTGGAACTGGTACTTTTCCATGAGTGGTCGCATCAAAGCGATCTCAATATAGTCTTCGGGTTTTGTAAAGCCCTCGGCAACAATAAACGCTTCCAGCTCTTCAGGTAGTTCAATAGTATATTGGCTCATACATCTCTCCAAGTTCCGTTTTCGCACACTCTGGCTTTGTGCGTCGTGGTGTTGTAATACATCTTACCATTTTCCGCGGTTGGATTAGTAGAGTGGTGAGGCAAAATAAACTTGCCGTCACTCGGAATAACCACATTACGCAAAATGTTCTGCTTGAGCTGGGTAATGTCCCGCTTCATTTGCAATACTTGCTTGCTGAACTCCTCTAATAAGTGTTTCATCGTAACTCCGTTGTAATTACTGCCACGCCGTCATCACTGGAAACTGAAAACTTGCGAGCGTACACGCGCTTGTATTCGTTCTCTAAGTCCAATTGTGGCAGGTTCACTTTTACGCTGTCGCCCAATGCGTACTCGTCCCACCCTACAATTCGATCACTATGCACCAAGGTTGGGAAAATGATTGTACTCGTTGCCTCGTTGTCTAAAATGCGGTCGCCCTTGTCTTGCAGTGTGGTTGTCTCCGTGACTCCGCTCTCCTCTGATTTCGCTTCCATCAGTCCGAATGGGGTCTTGAGCGCGTTGCTTGCGTTACGCGTTGCGTACAAAACGTTCTCATTTTGGCCGTCGCCGGTGACGTGTACTTTGTTGGTCAGCCCTCGGCTAATCCGTTCTTTCCATGTCCAACTGAGTAAGTTTTCACCACTAAAAATAAGGTTCGGTTTATTTTCGCCCTTCTGTGGATAGTACACATTAAACGCTCGGGTATTGTCGATCTCAAAGTCAAACGAATCGTTCAGGTTCTCGTTAGAAAGTCTCACAATAGACTCGCCCACTTCATCGAAGCTATACTTCCGATCACTATTTTTACTCGTTTCAATCGTCCCCTCTGTAATGCCTAGGTCACTGTACGGTGTGTCGCTGGTCTGGCTCTCATCAATCAGTGTCCACGCAATCTCTCCGCGGTCAGTAGCAACAAACTGTCGCAATGGTATTCCCGCATACCGCTTCCGTAATAACCCAAACACCCCTACGGTTTTGATCGTCACCTTCCGCTCTCCGTTTTCTTCGGGTGTAATCTCAATGTCGTCCACAATGCTGTCCAAAATCTTCACCCCGTTGCGGTAAATGAACAAGTTTCGTGTACTCGCAGTAAAGATGTCCGTCACTGTCGTGCCGTATGCTTTGGCTAATTTTCGCATTTCTTCAAAAGAAAAATCAAAACTCCCTACCGGCTCGTGGTTCAACTGTTCTCGGAAACTATACGACTTTAGCAGTAGGTTGTACCTATCGCCAAGTGCGGGATTCTCCAGAATAACTTGATAGTTCAACATAATTCGGTTTCCTAAATGCCTAGGTATTTGTCTCTCCACTGCAAATTGACATAGCCAATGGAGTTATACACAGCCGTAACGAGCTTCAACGTGTTCGTGCCGGCCACTAACTTGAGCCAGTCGCCACCAATGTATTGCAACACGTTCGCCCCTTCTGGGTCGTCGTCCGCGGTGTAAAACAATGCAGTCTGTCGTTTGGTGTCAATCTCAATTCTTTGTCCCGCTGTTAGCGTGTAGTTGAGGGTAATCTGTTCGCCGGTTGTTTGGTTGGTTAATGTCGGGTCTTCTAGCTCTCCGTGGAAAATGATAATCGGATAACTGTCGCTGTCTCCGTCGTTGGTTGCGGTACTGGTCACGCTTACCCCGCCGGCCATACTCATCGGAATTGCCATTGGAATCGCCATACCACCACCACTGAATACATAAATACTCAGCGTCTTCAGCTTGTCGCTTTCCAAGTACTCTTGCTCACTGTACAGGTTTAGCCGGTAACGTTCGCCGAAAAGCAACTCGTCAGTGAATCTAAAATCTCTGGTATACACAGGCACTCGCAATGTGAGGTCGTCCATCGTCGTAAACTTAAAAATGCGTGGCGTAATGTCTCCGTCAATCAATCTCCTGCTCACGGCTTGAATCAATTGTCGCCTTCGGGTTCTGTACGTCTCAATGTCGTCACCCGTAACTTTCCCAACAATGCTAATTGCCCGCCCACCGTACAACTGATTGCCTACGAATGCGCCGTCGGTCGCGGGTCGTTGGCTTGCCGAAAGTCGAATCTCTGGAATGTCCAAGCCTTCAACCTTCTGGAAATAAAACCCAATGCGCTCGGAGTTACTGTGCATCTGGAAGCTGTCGAGGTATCCTGTTTTCATTATGCCGTCCTTAGTGCGTATGATAGGTCGCGCAAGGCGAAAGCCACGTCTACATCACTGTAAATGTGGTTTGTCTGTTGAATCGTCTTACCGCCCATGCCTTGTAATTCTGGGTTGCTATACACGTCTGATCCTCGTGGTAGGTTCACTAATTCAGGACCGCGCTCGCCCACAATAGCAGGACCACCGCGGAAGTTTCGCGCACCTTCAGCCAGCATCGGAATCTCATTGACCGTGGTGTAGCCCGGAATCTTGTCTCCCACGCTGTTTGCTCCGCGGATCAACATGTTAATACCGCCGATCACGTCGTTAATGCGTCGCTTAATCTCTCCCACAATCGAGTTCAAAATGCCGAACACTAACGACTTGATGCCGTTCCACACGTCGCCCCAAGTGAGGCCGAGTGCGTTCAGTCCAGCAGTCATCAACTTAAATACGTTCTCAATTGGCTTCCAAAATGTATTGCTCAAAAACCCAACAAAAGCCGTAAGTAAAGGAATGATAATCAGGTTAAATATGTTCGTAAAAATCTGGCCGAGCGTTGTGAGGACAGCCCCAATGAACCCGAAAATGCTTTGCAACACCGGCCACACAGTCCCCTGCATAAAGCCAAGGAAGCCGTTTACAATCCCTTGAATGTTCATGAAGTTGTTTTGCCACGCCAAAAACAGAGCTGCAACCGCAGCTGCAACGAGTAGGAAAATACCAATCACCGGCAACACCGAGATGGTCGCCGTCACTCCAATAGCGGTCAGTAGTCCGTTAATTCCAAGTAGTACCGTTGCTAAAAGTCCAGCACCAGCCACAATCGCCAGAATCGCAGCCACTACTGTTGGGTGTTGAGCTGCAAATGTGGCGAATGCGTCCACTGCCGGTAGCACCGCGTCCATAATCATGTTGAGCGCCGGAAGCAAAGCGTTTCCAATCGTGATCGCCGTAGCGTTCATAATGTTCTTGAACTTGTCCATTTGAGCAGCAGCCGTGTTGTTCTTGACGTTAAACTCATTGATGAGTGACGTTCCTTTTGCGAACTCCGCATTGGCCGTACTCTGCAACAGTCTAAACCGATCCACTCCACCGCCCAAAGCGCCCACTACCTTAATTGTTTCCTGTGTGCCGATCTTGAGGGTGTCCAATGTGTTGGCCAATTCCACAGCGTCCATGCCTTTGAGTGATTCTGAAAACTTAATCGCAAACTCGGTCGGGTCAGTACTCAACAGCTCTTGTGCTTTTTTGGTGGTCATTCCCATGAGAGCTGCAAAGCCATCAATCTCTTTACCAGCCACCAAGAAGAAGTTAGTCATACCGCCGGAAGCAATCTGCGCGGAAAGTCCCGCCTCTTCAAACAACGTACCCAATGCTAGCGCGTCTTGAATGCTTGGCCGTAATG